AATGTTTGTGTACCGCTAGCAACCGCAGGTGCTTGAATAAGTGAAGCACCAGAAGTTGAACCTAATAACCTTATTGCACCAGAACTAGCACCTGCATTAACATTTATCTGATTTGATGCAGTAATACCGCCAACTGCATTTGTTTTAACAATAGTGTTTGATGAACCGTCAGTAGCAACCGCAGTAGTGGTCACACCACTTGTACCGTTACCAATAAGCACATTTCCCGAAGTCAATGTTGATTGACCAGTACCACCCTGACCAACACTCAACGCAGTAGTTAAACCTGAGAGACTTGTAATGTCACTATTTGCACCAGTAGCCGCTTTGCTGGCAAGGTCGGTAGTCAGGTTTGTTACTTGTGACTCTGCAATAGTTATCGGATCACTACCAGCAACACCATGCGTGGAAGCGTGTGCAGTAGGTGTAGCAGATACTGTGACAGACCCACCTAGTGAAACATTTGAACCGTTAATGGTTACGCTAGAGTTTGCTAAAGCACCGTTAGGGATACTTGATAAACGCCCGTTAGGTAATGTGCCTGATGTAATGTTTGAAGCGTTGGTGGTGTCTGTTGTTGCTGAAGTTGCAAGACCTGATACAGCACCTGAAGCAATAGCAATACTTGTTGGTGTGACTGATGTTGTGCGACCTTTAGAATCAACAGTGACAACAGGAACAGTGGAAGCAGAACCGTAAGTACCTGTTGGTGCTGGTGATAGTGTTGCCAAATTAGGGTTTGGGTAAGTGCCAGACAAGTCACCGCCGGCAGAGCCGCTAGGTGTGGTGCTTAATGTAGTCCATTGTGTGTTGTAGTTTGTGCCATCTATTTTGACTAATGCTTGACCTGTTGTGCCACCAGTGGGAACACCTACACCATTAGTACCATTAGCACCCTGCAAACCCTGATTAGTGACAGTGACCGCAACAGGGGTTTCAGTAACCGTAACAACAACAGGTGAAACAGTGGCATTAACAGCAACAACAGTTTCAGTAACAGTAATCTCACCAGCCATACTAAACCGTCACTTGTGGTGTAACCGTGAACGATCCCTGAATAAGTCGTGTGACCTGACCGCCACTAGAAGTGATCTCTAAATCATAAACCCATTTACCTAAAGGGAACGTGTTTGTTTGCGTGCTAGTGAAAGCAATACTGAACGAACCATTACCTAAAGTAATACCTGAACCGTTAGTGAGTGTGATGAACGCTGTGGGCGCACCGTACTGTGTGCGTGCTTGTAACTTAGCCGTGTATGTGGTTAAGTCGTACCCTGCAATGGTGAACGGTAATGTTTGGTCAGTGCCTTGTGGAATCGTAATAGGATAGATACCGGGTTGCATTTACACTCCAGAATACAAAACAGAAACATAACCTGCTGGTGAAGAAGCGCAAATAACATGCAGTGCATCATTGGCATTTAACCAGATTTGTAGGCTTGAACCGTTTGTAATGCCATTGCCAACTGTTGCGCCGGTTGCGGTAATGCTTGCATCACCGACATAAATGGTTGCGCCTGTGTTGTTGAAAACTTGTACCGCAGTGTAGGAAACACCGCCGGGCATTTGAACAAGAACCTTTGCTGATGTTGTTGCTGTGGTGTTTGTGTGTACCAGTGCCATGAATTCTCCTAAAGGGTTACGGTCTATTTTGCCACACTAGGTGTGTGTTTATCTATTCAGGTAAAGACTTCAAACGCCTATCTAATTCTTCTTTCGCACCTTCATAACCTTCATTCATCAAATGTATCAAACCATCTAATGTTTCTTCAGATAAATCTATTGATCCTGTGCAAGTTTCTTCTGTCATGTTTTCCACCCAAATTCTTTAGCCGCTAATTGAACAAACGCATTATCTGTTTTACCTGCCGTGTTAAACCATTCAGTAAAACATTCTGCATACATTTCCACAGACTTAGACAAACCATAGTCAGAAACAAAACCTAATTCTTTGTTTTTATTATATAACGCTTTAATAGCCTTTTCTTCACCAACACCTTGAATACTATGACCCCATTCATGTGTGAGTGTGTATTCCATTTGTGAAACTTCAGCAAGGCTAGGCATTTTATATGCACCTGCTTGGCTAGGGCTAGGCTGTGCGCCCTTATCCGTAACAGTATTGCTAGGGCTTAAACGGATGTCGTGATCATGTAAAACTGCGTGACCAAATACATTGCGCTTATGTACGCCACCTATGTGAACCGTCATGCCATCTCTAGGCGCAGATAGTTGTAGTTTCTGTAACCTATCTGTTAAGCGTTTAATGTGTTCTTGTTTGATAGTTTTCTTATTGTAAACTTTAACAGTGACTGTACCGTTTTTAAGTATTGCGCCATTTTTAACAAATGATGCTGTGGCTTTATCGGTGCGTACATGCTTTTCTATTCTTTCACGCCATTGTGCTTTTATTTCTGGTGTATCCGCTTTGCCGTATTGTCTTTCCAAGAATCTTTGTATGTAATCTTCTTTTAGAAGTTGTTGCACAGTATGTTCAAATAATTGTTCTTTAGGTATTTCTACCCATCTGTCAGGGATAAATTCAGTACGTGCTAATTCATCTTCTAGTGATGTGGTTGGTGTTTCATTAACTACACCATCATGTATTACATTATCTTCACCTTCAGTAGATACTTGTTCAACAGTTGGTGTTTCACTTGGTGGTTCTTCAATAGTTGGTTCTTCGGTTTGCGTAGCCGTGCCAGTATCTTCATCCACCACAGGTGCAACATCACACACACAATTCGGGTGCGCTGGTGGTTCAGTATCACCAGACGGGAACGAATCACCTAACGAAACAATAACGCCATCATTCTCTGCACACACATCACACGGATCACCAACCAGCCATTCAAGCGAACCCACACCTTCAGCCCTATACTGTTCCAAGTTTGACTGAATCAAAGCAGTAGCAGTTTCCGTACGTGCAATGACCATAGCCCGTGCAGGGTCATTCAATAACCCGTTCACCATGCTAGCGGTTTCCTGAATACCTAAACCCTGACTAAGGCTGGTGGCTAATTGTGTACCGATACGGTCAAGCATGCTAGAAGAAATACCATCAACGGTTATGCCACGTGAATCAAGTAAAGACTGTAACCCGTTCGCTGGGTCTACAAGGGCGGCAGCACCTTCGTTGCCGGGTTTCCAGTCAGCCCACGGATCAGCAGAAACAGTACCTAATTGTTGTTGCGCATCAACCTGACCGTACGCCCATCCAGAACCATAGACTTGCGTTAATACTTGTTCTAAAGGTTTGTCATTGAGTTTAATGTTCAGGTTAGCCCAAGCCCGTGCGCTATCAACCTGTGGCGATTTCGCATAAGCGGTAGCGTGATCATGAATAAACTTTGTGGCAATCTTTTCACCATCACCCATAGCACGTAACGCTGAAAGAATCAGTAACGCATTATGGTTAATGGTTTCTTGTTTAGCCCTGTTCCTAGGGCTTACGCTTTTTTTAAGACACCATCCGCTAAAGACTTAATTAAATCCGTGTCACCAATTTTGTACGCTGCGTTTAATGCCATTGCTTGCATCATGTCTACTGCCATGAATTCAAAGTCACGTGCTTGTGGTTTCTTAGCCCATTTCAGAAACGCTTTAACTTCAGCAACGGCATCAGTGTTATCTGCCACCGTTTCGGTATCGTCATCTGCGACATCATCTAAGGGTTCAATAGGGTTTGTTGGTGTGTCTGCTGGTGTGGCTGTGTTTGTTCCCACTGCCACGATACCTTCAGGTGAGATGAAGAAAGCGTTTGCGCCGGCGTGGATCATTGGCATGTCTGCATAGGGTGAGTCAATTAGGGGTAGACCTAGTTCTGCTTTTGCTTCGTTCAGGGTGCGTTGCCCACTGTTGATTTCTACTTCCCTACGTTTCGCACCGTCACCCGTGTCAGACTCATTACCTGACATAAACTTGAATACAAGTTCACGTGGCATACCTAAGAAGCGGTAACTAATGTCTGATAGTTGTTGTTCAATCCATTTCATTAACGGTTCTGCACCTAGACGGTTCGCTGACTCTGCTTCACCTGCTTGGTGTCCACTGCCACCAAGACCACCTTTGGCACTGAAACCAATTTCTGTCGGTAGCACCCCGAAATGTCCCGTGATAGAAGTAATTAAATAATCGTCTAATGTGTCGTTAAACTTTTCACTATGTCCAGTGTTATCTATCGGATCAAGACCCGGTGGAAGAATCCTTGCACGCCTGCGCTGTTCAGTCTGCCCACTTAAATCATCATTCAAAATGTTTTCATAGGCACGCAGTTGGTCTGGTGTTACATTAAATGTTTTATCTGGTTTCAGCATCATGTCTG